AAGCTAAGACTTCCGGGGCTTTTTTATTATCCCTGCCCAGAAGGAATAATAGAATGAGGCTTTTAATGGCTATCATTTTAATAACACTTATTATAAAAGCGCCTGCAATTATATCCGCAATGGCGCCTAACGGAATTATTAATTAACTACTAATTTTAAATCTCATAATGACTATTGCATTGCTTGTAAACAATATGCGCTTTGAAGGATGGAAGAGCATAGAAGTAACGCGCTCGATGGCCGATTTATGCGGCTCCTTCAATTTAAGCGTTACCGATAAATGGCGAGGAACCACCAAGCTAATAAAAGCGGGCGATTCGTGCAAACTGTACATTGATAGCGATCAAATCATGAACGGTTATGTTAATGCAATTTATCCTGGCATTACTGCCGGCTCTCACACTATAACCGTCATAGGACGAGATAAGGGTGGAGATTTGGTTGATTGCTCCGTCGCTGATAAAAGTGGACAGTGGAGAGGACTCAAACTTGAAGCGTTAATAAGTGAGTTATGTAAACCTTTTGGAATTAAGGTAAGGGCTAATGTTGATACCGGTAGCACAGTAAATGCCGCTGATTTATTCAAGTCGAACAAGGGTATAACTGTTTTTGAAGCAATCAAGCGTGTCTGCTCTTTAAACGGTTGCTTGGCATATTCAGATAACGACGGTAATTTATTAATTACACGGGCCGGCTCTGAAAAAGCCAATACTGCAATTATTGAAGGTCGTAATATTTTAGAGGCGAATGCTAATTTTGATGATGCGAACCGCTATTCTCATTATATCGTTGTAGGCCAACAATCAGGTGGTGATCATTTTATCACTGTATCTAGTCAACCCTCGCCAATTACACAACCTAAAGCCATAGTTATCGATGAAAATGTTACGCGATATAGACCGCTAGTGATCATTGCGGATGGCCAGGCCGATACTGCCAAATGTCAACAGCGTGCTAAATGGAAGCTTCAACACGTGAAGGCAAATCCCGCAATTTCAATGTAACCGTTGCTGGATGGCGACAAAATAATGGAGAGCTGTGGAGAGTTAACCAGCTGGTTAAGATCACTTCTGAATCACTAACGGTTAATGAAGAACTTTTAATAGAGAGTGTCACCTATCTTTTAGATAGTGGCGGCACTCAAACCCGATTGATGTTAGTTCCTAAAAACGCCTATGACGTTTTGCCAGAATTAAACGTTCCAAAAAATGAATCCAGCGATAATCAATTTATAAAAGGTTAATTATGCAGGACATAATAAGAGGTGCGTATAACAAAATACGCAACATGCTGGCGCGTGGGATTGTGCAGCTAATCAAGGATAGTAATGGGGTCCAGCTAGCCCAAGTGACACTAATGGCAGACGAGGTCAGCGACGATTTAGATCATCCCCAGGAATACGGCTTTACTTCGCTAGCCCCTGCTAATTCTGAATGTTTGGCCGCTTTTTTTGGTGGTGAACGGGAACATGGCACAATCATCACCGTATATAACCGTAGCGCAAGACCGAAAACCATTTTACAGGTTGGCGATGCCATGATTTATGACAATCGAGGCAATAAAATCTGGATTAAAAACGGTGAAATTCTCATTGAGCACGCCACAAAAATAACCATTAAAGCGCCTCTTACGGAAGTGCAAGGCAGCTTAAAAGTAACTGGCACTATTGAAGCCACAGGACAGATAAGTTCCGCTGCAGATATTATCGATAATACTGGCAGCAATCCTAAAACCATGAGTCAAATGCGCTCTATTTATAACTCTCACCAACATCAAGAGCACGATGGCCCTGATACTAGCTCCCCTAACAACTCAATGTAATTACTATGACCGATATTGCGTTAACACTTACTCAAAATGGCACAGAGCTATTTTTTGATATTGTAATGAATGGCCCTGATTTATTGTCAGGCATGGATTTAGAAACTGCTATTTACCTCAGCCTATTTACCAACCGTCGCGCCAATCCTGAAGACAAGATTGATTCAGATGATAGGGGTGGATGGTGGGGTGACACTTATCTATCTGGCACGAATGATAAATATGGATCGCGACTCTGGCTTCTTAACCGCAGCAAGCATACTCAACAGGTGCTTAATTTAGCCAGGGCATACGCTTTAGAAGCAGTGCAATGGCTTATTGATGATGGCGTTGCGCAGGCTGTTGAAGTTGATGCCGAGGCGGTTCGCAACAATGTTCTGGGCATTTCCGTTGCTGTAGTTAAGCCTAATGAAAAAGTTGACGTTTTTAGATATGAATATACATGGGACCAATTAAATGCCGTTTAGCAGACCAACCTTAACCGAGTTAATAGACCGTAACCAATCAGACATTAATAGCCGCCTTCCAGGTGCTGACGCGCGTTTACGTCGCTCTATCCTAAATGTATTGGCCTATATTAATGCTAGAGCGGGTAATGACGTAGGCGCCTACCTAGATTTTATCGCTAAGCAAGCGATCATTGACACATCTGAGTCAGAATTTCTGGAGCGTTGGGCCTCTATCTGGGGAATTGAACGGAAAGCGGCCACCAAATCTAATGGGATGCTACCTATTACTGGAACCAATGGCGCTATAATTGCCGCCGGAACGCTTTTACAACGTAGCGATGGGGTGCAGTTTACCGTTACCGCTAATGCAACAATTGTGGACGGTACTGCAAATCTATCTATTCACGCAGTAGAGCCAGGAAGCAATAGCAATACTGCGCCAGGTTCAGCGCTAACATTTATTTCTACCCCCGCTGGCGTAAATAGTAGTGGCACGTTAACTAGCGCGCTAACCGGCGGCACTGATGTAGAAAGTGATGAGTCGTTATTGTCACGCCTATTAGCACGTATTAGACGACCACCGCACGGCGGAAATGAAGAAGATTATAAGCAGTGGGCACTGGCAATACCTGGAGTGACAAGAGCGTGGGTTTATCCTAAGGAATTAGGGATTGGTACAGTATCTGTCCGCTTTATGATGGATGGCACGTACGAAAACGGCATCCCTGAGCCTGATGATGTAAAGCTTGTCCAAGCGTATATCGATGCTGCACGGCCGGTTACAGCTGAGGTTTTTGTTGTTGCCCCAATTCCCGATACTCTTAATTTTAATATTCACCTAAATTTACAGGACACTAGCGCAACTCGTGCGGCCGTTGAAGCTGAATTAAAGGATATGGTTAGACGAGACGCTGAGCCAGGCGGCACTATTTATTTAAGCCGTATCAATGAAGCTATTTCAGTCGCCGACGGTGAATTTGACCATACGCTGATATCTCCAGCGGCTAATGTAACCCATACAACTGGCCATATCGCCGTCTTTGGCGCAATCACGTGGAGCTAGCCATGGCAACTGCAAAACAATATCGGCAGGCCTTACAGGCTCTCCTGCCTCCTGGACCTGCATGGACGCGAGAAGAAGGGGCAACATTAACTAAATTGCTTGATGCGCTTGCGCAAGAATTTTATCGTGCTGATGTGCGCGCAGGTGAGTTATTAGATGAAATATTTCCCGACACCACCATTGAGATGTTGCAGGATTGGGAGAGAGTTGTAGGCTTGCCAGGCGCGTGCGGTGAGTTAGCAGACACAGTTCAAGAAAGGCGGCGGGATTTAATAGCAAGGTTAACTGCGCGTGGTGGCCAGTCTCGACAATATTTTACCGATTTAGCTGCAACTCTCGGCTTCACAATCACTATTACTGAATATCGTCCATTTCGTGTTGGTATGAGTGCAGTTGGCGATCCGATTTGTGATTCTCGCTGGTTGTTTGTTTGGCAGGTTAATGGGCCCCAAACAACCGTCACATGCTTTAGGACTTCTGAATCAGCTGTAGCAGAGGCTCTGGCTAATTGGGGCAATGGTCGACTTGAATGTATTTTCGAGCAATTAAAACCTGCTCATACCGTCATCATTTTTTCATACTCATAATATTAATAGGTAAATCTATGTACAGAATAGACAACGCAACGGCTGCTACAGCACTGCCAGCACCTGCATCTACTGGACCACGTCCCAACGGATATTTTACGAAAGGTAACCCATCAACCGGAACCCCGGCGACGATAGTCGATGATGATTGGGCAAATGCCGTTCAAGAAGAGATATGTAATGTTATTGAGGGGGCGGGTTTAACTCTTAGCAAAACTGACAATAAACAACTATATAACGCCATCACCGCAAATTTAAATAATCGCTATCCACTTATTTGCTCACGCGCAACACTGCGCGATGATGTAACGCATCAAGGCATAATACCTACAAAAATAGTTTTTAACAATGTTACTCAAAATATTGGTGACCGCTATGACCCCATAGAAGGTCGGTTTATTGCGCCTTTTCGCGGTGTATATCGTGTTTTTTGCGCCCTATGTGTCAGAACCCCTGCAGGCACCACTGTTGGAGCGAATAACGCGTTATATTTGAACGGTCAGTTAATATCTAGTGATGCAATCGAAGCGTTCGGTGCAGAGCCCACTATTGATTTATTTGATGAACTTATTCTAAACGAAAATGATTATCTTGAAATATTCAGCAGTAGTACAACCGCTGAGAATATTAAGGTTCTGGCTAACAATAGAACACGCTTCATCGTCACATTGGTTCGCAAATTATAACAGGAGAAAACATGGCTGATTTTAACATTGCAATTGAAAAAATATTTCGTGACGAGGGCGGTTACTCTGACAATAAAAATGACCGTGGCGGCAAAACAAAATTCGGTATCTCGCAAGCATCTTTCCCCAAG